AGGGGGTGATTGCTACGCCAGATTATACGGGAGACCCTACTCCAGGCTTAACATAGTTACCGGGGCTGCGCATCGGAGTCACGCAGGCACGCAAGTATCGTCTAGCCTGGTTAGGACGCCGCACTTTCACTGCGGAAATCATAGGTTCAAACCCTATTACTTGCGCCAGTGGGGATAAAACTGAAATAGGGTAGTTTTCTGAACAGCCCTATCCTTGCGATAAACTTACAATTGCACGTAAAGCGATTGGCCGCCGGGAAAGGGGGAAAATGGGAGACAGAATATTAACGCAAGAGATGCTTGCCGCAGAGGAGAGGCGAGTGTTGCGCGAACTAGCCAAACGTAAGCTGAGTTCGTTTTGCGAGTACGCAGGGCGCGGAGAATGGCAACACAGTCCACATTTAGACTTACTGTGTGGGAAGGTGGAAGAAGCAGAAGAATGGATTAACGGTGAACATGACGAAGTCAAGCTGATCATGGTATCACTACCACCGCGATACGGCAAGTCCGAAATCATATCGCGTAATGCACCTGCTTGGTTTCTTGGCCGAAACCCCAACAAAGAGGTGATCCTAACATCTTACGGCGCTGGACTGGCGACAGATCTCAGTAGGGATGCGAGGAGGATCTTTCGAGATGTAGCGAGTCCTTTATTCAACATAGAACTAGCTGGAGACACTAAATCTGTAGGCTTATGGCATGTCAAGGACCATCATGGCAAGGTTCAGGCGGCTGGGGCGGGAGGCCCTATAACAGGCAGAGGTGCGCATCTTGCGATTATAGATGATCCGATTAAGAATATGGCGGAAGCAGAGAGTCCGACGAACCAGCGCAAACTACTCCTGTGGTTCAAGACGACTCTCCTTCCCAGGATGGCACCATCGGCGGCTATTCTATTAGTAGCACAGAGATGGTCTATCAATGACTTAACTGGACAACTGTTAGAAGAAGCAAAGGTAAGTGGATTAGTGTGGGATGTCATATCCCTCTCGGCGATAGCTGAAGAGAATGACTTTCTAGGGCGTGAGGTAGGTGAACCACTATGGCCTGGTAGGTTCTCGCTAAAGCGCCTCGAAGCAACTAGGAAAGCATTAGCCAGTGAAAGGCTATGGCAGGCTACATATCAGCAGAACCCAGCGGCGGATGTTGCTGGTGCGTTATGGAAGTATGGTGTGATTGAATCACTGAGAGTTGCAGAGGCCCCGCAACTGTTTAGAGTCGTTATAACATGGGACCCAGCTACCACCTCTAAGTCAACCAGCGATAAGCACGGCATTCTCGTTTGTGCTACTGGGACACCGATATACAATGACGAAGGGATAGAGAAAGCTGATAAGCACGCATATGTATTAGAAGACCTCTCAGATGTATACACACCCGACCAAGCTGCTAATGTTGTACTAGAGGCGTATGAAAGATGGAACGCCGACAAGGTACTTGCTGAGATAAACCAAGGCGGAGATTGGATAGAGTCCTTGTTGCGCACAAAAGATCCTAATGTATCATTCAAAGGCATTAACGCGAGGGAGTCCAAACGGGGTCGTGCTGAACCAGTGTCCTCTCTGTACATACAGGGTAGGATACATCACGTTGGAATCTTCACAGAGTTAGAGAAGGAACAAACAACGTGGACAGGCCCCCCAATGCCTAGTCCCAATAGACTTGACGCACTTGTACATTGTATGAGTGAGTTGTTCGAGTTAGGTGGAAAGAAGAAAAGGGCTAGGACGTATTAAGATTGCAGTAGTGTACACATTATGTCCACTTACGGCATTACTAACACCCTACACAGCGTGGGGATATTTGTCGTGGTTGTGTGACAGATAACCGGCTTTACTGCCACATAAACGTGGTTGTGTGTCAGTTCCGCCACACGAGATAAGTCAATAGGAGAACAGTTATGAAACAGTTACGCGACTCTAATGGGAGGTTTGCTTCTAAGAAGATTAGGGCGAACGCAGATTCCATTGAGTACAACAGACTATTGCTGTCGCGTCTTGCCGGTATGCAGTACAATGGAGAACGCGATATTGATACTGTTCTCGGATACACGACTAACCCGTCCATCAAAAACTACCACTCAATGTATGACCGTAGGGGTATTGCATCAGTCATTGTAGATGCGCCAGCCAAGACTACATGGCGTAAGACGCCCCTCATTACAGATGGATCGGAAGGTAAGTCTGACTTTATGACACAACTGACTCTCTTGATTGATAAGTTGTCAGTATTCAACTACCTTGAAAGAGTTGATAGGCTTGCTGGTGTAGGGCAGTATGGTGTATTACTTATAGGGGCTAAGGGTGGAGAGTTGAGTCAACCGCTTCAACACCTATCTGGCCCGAATGATATAATCTTCCTATCGAGTTTCAGCCAGCTATACGCTGATGTTAAGTCATTGTCAGCCGAACCTAATGATCCTCGCTTTGGAAAGCCCATAATGTATTCTATCAATCTTGGCGGAGACATCAACGGGCAAGATGCACTGGGCATTAAGGACGTACACTGGACTAGGATTATTCACGTAGCTGAAGGGTTGCTTGAGAACGAGGTATATGGGGAACCAAGGCTACAGAAGATATACAATAGGTTGGAAGACCTAGACAAGATTGTTGGTTCTTCAGCGGAAGGTTATTGGCAATCTGCCGCTAAGGGTTACGCGATCAATCCTAAAGAAGGATTTGAACTATCGCCCGGAGATATAACCGCCGCTAAAGATGAGTGGCAGAACTTCATCCACGGCTTGCAGCGTATCATGGTATCAGAAGGAATGGACGTGCAGGAGTTAAAGGGTGATACGATAGACCCTACCGCTGCATTTGACGTAGTTATGTCAATCATATCTGGAACTAAAGGAATCCCTAAGAGGATACTACTTGGTAGCGAACGGGGCGATCTCGCATCCACACAAGATGAAGCAAATTGGCTTGGTCATATAGCTGAACGTCAGATACAATATGCTGAACCACAAATACTGCGTGCATTCATTGATAGACTAATATCCGTCAATGCGCTACCCGCACCTAATGGTGGCGTCTATGCTGTTGGCTGGGAACCGTTGTTCTACTTAAATGAAATCGAGTTGGGTAAGGTTCATTCCTTAAACGCTAACGCGGTGCGAAACATGATAGGCAAGGATGGCGATCCTCGCCTCCTCTTAACCATGTCTGAACAGCGTATTATGCTGGGTCTGCCAGCAGAGATGGAGGGGGACTCCAATGGAAAGTAAGCTTCCTTATACAGAAGGGAGACAAGACGCACAGATAAAAGAACTGATGAATATTACCTCCGACCTAAAGGATGACATACAAGACCTGAGTAATGCGACTGCAACCCTTCGGCGTGATATTAAGGCGGACATGATGGATATATTCTCACCATGTCATAAGGCAGTCTATGGTAATGGTGACGGTGGTGGGCTTGTGGCCAAGGTGGCATGGCACGGCAAGGTTATAGCGTGGGGCATGTCGGTTCTAGCGGCATTTACCGCATCGGCGTTTATCAGAGGCTTCTTCGTTGGAGGATAACATGGCAAAGCAACGTGTGTTTCGCCTCATGGCGACAAGCAAGGGCAGAGATGAGTTATTGGATGGTAGGGCTTGGTACGTAGTTCCAGTTGTTGCTGTTAAAGCCGGTGTACTGAATGGAGAATTACTTGTAGCTGACGCTATAGAGGCGTCTGTCAGGTATTGGAACGACGTTCCTGTGTGCATAACGCACCCCAAGATGAATGGTGTGACTGTATCAGCTAAGAACCTATCCATTATCAAGACAGAAGCTATTGGCCGCTTCTATAACGCATACTATGATGACGGTGCCTTGAAGGGTGAGTTGTGGATTGATGTTGAGAAGTCTACCACCCTTGGCGGTGTTGCATTAACTACACTGGAGAAGTTGCAGAACGGAGATCTAGTAGAGGTATCTACGGCTTACTTTGTTAATCTCTCTGATGAAACAGGGATATACAACAACAAGGAATATAGCGGAGTACAATCAGACCTGAAGCCAGATCATATTGCATTGCTTCCCTCCGATATTGGCGCATGTTCCTTAGCTGATGGGTGTGGCGCTAATAGAACTAATGAGGCAGGTGATGAAGTGGATATATTGAAGGTGCAACTGCGCGAGGGCGAAAGCATTAACGATAGGCGCGTTGCTGTCGAGAAGGCTATCGCTAACACATTTGAACCAGGAGAGTATGCGTGGGTAGCTGACGTATATGAAACCTTCGTTGTATATGAGTACAATGATTTATACTATCAGTCCCCATACACGATAGGTGATGCTGGTGCGGTAACATTGGGTCCAGCAATCCAAGTTAAGCGCACAGTGGGGTATGCTGTTGTCAGGGATAATGTTTCAGATACCAGAGAGGCGGATAAGAGTTTACGCGTCGAGTCAGAGGGCGATAAGCCTAATACGGGCCTAATCGACAAGATAAAACACCTTTTGGGGGTGAACACAATGTCGAAGAAAGAAGAGTTGGTAAAAGATCTGCGCGATCAGAGTATCGAGATCGCAGAGGGTCTACTTGAGAACGCCGATGAAGGTGTTCTACAGTGGATAGCGGACCATAACAAAGCAGAGGAGATCGAGAACGTGGAAAAGACTGGCGACGAAGCTGTTACCAATGTTGGTGACACCACTGTAGATGAGTACCTGAAGGCTAATGGTACTGATCTTGTAGAGGTAATCAACCACATCAATGAACTGAAGACACAAGCTGACGCAGAGAAGGCTGCGCTGGTTGATACGCTTGTGGCGAATGAGGGCTGTAACATTAAGAAAGAGACGCTAGAGGCTTTGGATGTTAGCGCACTCACCGAATTGTCCGCAGTTTTCCAACCTGGGTCTTATGTTGGCAAAGGGCTACCAGTCGTGAATGAAGATTCCGATTCGGTTCCTGCTGCACCAGCAGTGATCCTTAACAAAGAAGAGGTGAAATAGTATGTCTCAGAAGACAATCCTCATTCGGTCGGTAGCAGGTGGACCGATTCAGAAGGAAACGATCATGGATGCCGCTGTTCTTCCTGGCATGTTAGTGGAACGCGCCAGTTCTACTCGTATTCGGGTCTTGTCAGCTACACTCGATCCTACTATGCAGATAGTGGTTGAGTCCAACGATACTCAGTTTGATGGCACTTACGACAGTGGTGCATTGGTTCCATACATCACCCCTGCGCGTGGTGACGAGGTTTACGCCTATGCTACTGCTTCAGCGCTTTCTACGCTTGCCGTGACCAACTATCTAGTATCTGACGGTGCTGGGTTCTTGGTGTATGCTGCATCGCCACTTGCGGGTGAAGCGATTGCTAAGGTTATATCGGGACAGGTTATTGCCGCTAATGCAATTGAACTTGTCAAAGTGGAGGTGCTATAATGCCTAATGCAATAACTACGGATGCTTCTAGCCTTTTGACTGGCAACGTCCTACAGGTATTGAAGGCTAACAACTGGGATATCGATAAGGCACTGCGTACCAACGCTGCCCTTCCCCACGATGCCTGGATTGCTATTGATAATACCGTGATCGAGATCGCTAAACAGCGATTGAACGGTATTGCGGACTTGCGTAGTGGCGGGCTTGTGCGTAATCTTCCAGGAGGTCTTGGAGTAATCTATGACTACTGGCAGACGATGTCGCAGGGCGCTGACGCTGAACAGTCCATGAGTGGAGTAACTCCGGGTGCAAAGAACAAGGTGACCTTCAATGAGGTTGCTGTTCCTATCCCGTTGACGTTTGTAGACTTCAGTCTTGACGCACGGACCCTCGCCGCCATGGCGCGTAATGGTACTCCTTTCGATACCACTCTCGTTGCCGATGCGACTCAGCGTGTGATTGAGAAGTTAGAGGATGCGCTATTTAACGGTAGCGCTGTGGTTGCTGGTGGTAATAGCCTCCCCGGCTATATCAACTACACCAACTCTAATAGTGTCTCCTGCACTGGTAGTTGGGGTACGACTCCAACCAACATCGAAAAGGATGTTGTAATCCTCATCAAGGCACTCGAAACAGACCGTCATTATGGTCCGTACATCCTGTACGTGCATACCGATGAATGGGCTGCGTTGCGACAGCGTGATTCAAGCGCTGGTGGGATCACTTACTATGACATTGTTAAGTCTATGAAGGGTATCCAAGATGTTAAAGTCTCCGATGCGCTTTCCGACGGCAACATTGTCTTAGTGGAGATGACCCGTGGCGTTGTGGACTTGTCTACTGCGATCGATCTCAAGGTCGTTGAGTGGCCCACTAACGGCGGAATGTCTACCGACTTTAAGGTGCTGGCTGCTATTGCCGCACGCATCAAGGCCGATGACGATGGTCGTTGTGGTGTTGCGTTCGATTCAAGCATCACGTAGAGAGAAGTCTCATTAAAACCAACGGTGGGGGGCTGTAATGGTCCCCTACCAATTATCTGTCGAATATAAGCGTTTTACAGTCCATCCAAATGCAGGAGGCCGTATATGAGTAGGGTGAAGACATTAGACATCAAGCGGATTATAAATACTGAACTCGAAGACCTTTCTGCGTTCATTCAGACAGCAAGCGTGCAAGTAGACACCATCGCTACATTGGGACTATTGGGTGCACCACTCTTGAAAGAGATCGAGAGATGGTTAGCAGCACACTATGTAGCGTTATACGAACGGCAGGATGCTAAAGTAACTATGGGTGATTCAAGTCACACCTATGGTGGCAAGACTGGTGCGGGGTTATCATATACGCGCTTCGGCCAACAGGCATTGCTACTTGACACAACTGGTACGCTGTCTAACGGCGGCTTACGCAGGGCTTCTATGTCATATCTCGGTGGAGTCGCTGACGACGGAGAGATGGAGGTATAATGGGTTTCGCCGGGAAGATGATAGGTTTCGGGGCAGTAGAGAAACTGTTCCAACACATTAACCCACCAAAGCCAGCTACAGTAGTAGTCAAAGCGGAACATGGAGTGTTCGTGGAGTACGGCACAAGCAGGATGCCCCCACAGCCATTCCTACGTCCAGGGATAGCTAAGGCAATGGCATCCTTTAAGGCAACTGAGGCTAGGGCTGGTGATATGAGTGCGTTAATAGAGGCCCTTGCAGAAAGCATAGCGAAGGAAGCTAGGGCATTGGCGCCTGTTGCTACGGGGGAATTAAGGGATAGCATAGGGGTTGAGAAATGAACTCACAGAATCGCCTTTACATAGAGACTTATGGGCATGACGTAACATTGACCACCTATGCAGAGGGTGCTGCGGATGATTATGAAGACAAAGCTATTACCGCAACTGCCACGACTGTAAAGGCACTCAGGAAGATGTTCGAGGGTGATGTTGCAAGAAGTGCTGATGGAAGTACGCCTATTGGTGATTCTGTATTCTGGCTGAAAGACACTGTTACAATATCAGATGGCGATGATGGTATTGCTAGCCTGATCACTGATAGGGGCAAACAGTTCTCAGTGATACAGGTTGACAATCAGGATAACGGCATCTTCGCCGTAACATGCCAGAAGGTGAGAACGTGAACGATCACAAGATAAGTATTAAGAACATTATCAAGGCCAACTGGTTACCCGCTAACACAAGTGGCGTTACTCCATCTATCAGCACCGGCTGGTACGACCGTAAATCGGCGTCACCTCAAGTTACTGTAACAGACCCAGTTATGACACCGGAATCCGGCGGTAATACTGGATACTTTGGCATCACAACCAACGGTGCCCCTAAGCAATACTGGAATTGTACTGTAAATGTAAACTTCTGGGTTACGCGAGAAGCGTTAGCCGCTATTAGCCTTAACCCCAAGCAGTGTATCTTTGAGATGCGTTCAGAGGTTGAGAGAATTATTAAGGCGAATTACAACAGCATATCTGACCTTGACTTCATATCATGGTTAGGTGGGTTTGAGGAAGTCGATGCAAAGAACCCTCCCACTGTATACAGGTTTGTGGGCGAAGTCGGCTACGGATATATGTCATAAGGAGGCAATATGCCCGCATACCAAGTACTTGAAGTTATGAATGAAGCAACACTAGCAGCCGCAAGCACGCTACCATCAACGGTAGCTGGTCTTGAGTGCGATGTTATGGATATGACTGATGTTGACGACCTCTCTGTAACCGTAGAATGCACGTTTGGTGCGTTAGCCACAGGCGATGCGGTTGTCCATATTAGGACATCTCCGTATGGTGGCCCTGCTGTTATCACTGATTGGGACACGGTGGACTTTACGTCTTTTACCCTCACATGTGATCCTGGAAAGAGGGTACAGAAGACAGTTGTGATAGAGGCTGACCCTAAGAATATGAAGGCCATGGTTGAGAATAAAGATGCGGCTGTAGCCATCACCGATGTAATTGTAACGAAAGTTACTACAGGGGTGTAAAATGAAATATCCAGAAGTACAAAGCGTCAAAGACCTTGGTAGAGTGAATACCGCTGCAGCAACGGGGGCG